GGTACAAAGCCTCTAGTAACTTAGGATCCTTCTCTGCTAAAAGAACAATCTCCTCGTCCGTAGGAGGTACTAAGAAAGGGTGTCTAGTAAAGGTCAGTTCCATCTGCTTCCTCCTCTTCTTCGGCTTCAGCGTCCCACACTATGTCCAAGGCATCTAAGTCCCCGTCCATATCTGCTTTGGTTTCACTGATTAGCATACGTCCTACCCTATGGTTAGTATAATCATAGAATAAATCTCCGTCATCATCCATAACTATAAACATATAGTTACTAAAATGCTCGCCGAGGTTTCCTCGGATGCGGTCAAAGAGGTCATCGTAATCTTCATCAATCATTGTCTGACTCCTCAATTATCTCCGCATCGTCAACCCTCTTCATTGCCTCCAGACGCTCCTTGGCTGCCTTGAGGGTATCCTCGTAGTCCTCTTGGGTAATTACCTTACGCTCCTCGGATATGCTCGTAGCCTCTCCTCTAGTAGTCATAGTCTCCCGGAATGCGTTAGCCTTTGCTATAGACAACTCCTTGAGGTCTCTGAAGCTGACCTCCATATCTGGGTCGTTTTCAAGACGGTCGCGTACCTTATCCACTAGATCCTCCTCCAAGGAACTCAGTTGCATATAGTTCTTCGCCGCGATTTTACCAGCTACGTCCCGCAACTGCCCCAAGTGGTCCGCGTAATCAACTAGCACTTGTATTACCGTAGAGCGTTGTATGTTGTACTTCTTGACGATCTGCGTCTGGCTCTTTCCGATGCTATACAAGTACAATATCTCCGCGACTTTCATAGGGTTGTGGCGGGATAGACTCTTGACCTTCTGTAACTCCTTGTCGGCGGCAATCTCCTTGATGGCTTTTTGTATACTCGATTTGAGTTCGAGTTCGTCTGGTGTGGGCTTTTGAGGCATAAATTTTTTTAAGGGCTAGTATATACAACCGTGACACCGCGGTCCTAGGTGCGTCTGACCACCTCCCCCCGTATAAGCTGTGCTAATAGTATGTATAAGTATTACTAATGGGTAGTCAATCTCAATTAGTTGAGACTGTCAATAAGTTTTTCTTATATTTGAGATAATTTTTTCTTTTTACCAGAAAGGATATATTTAAAGCAATCATTTAGGATTATTTTACCCTAAATCTTTTTTAAAAAAATAGCTTGCAATTTGTAGGTCCCGGCTTTATAAATTTAATTATCTTTTAACAATAACCTATTAAACATATGAAAACAAAACAATTAAAAAACAAATGCGTTGCTTTATTAAAGAAAGCAATTAAAGACGGAAGACTTATTAAAGACTTTTCTGAAGTCGAAGATGCGACTCCGTATTTTATGGTAATTCACGAATTAGGTGATTTAGTCATAGAAAATTTAAATGATTTAGAAATAGTAAATCTTATTGGAGATTTTGCAAAAACCAATAATTGCGAAACTCACGAAGATTTAATAAATCTTTTACAGTACGGACAAACTGAAGATATTCATTTATTATCTTATTATATTGCAGAATATACTTTATTTGAAGAAGCAGAAAAAACATTAAATATGAAAATCTATAATCTTGTTTAAAGATTTATCGAAGTATTATCTTGTAATTCCCGGATAATGCTTCTATTAAATTTTTAACAATTAATCTAAATTAAATAAATATATGAATAAAACAAAAATGAAAAAAGCAATCAATAAGACAGTAAGCCGTCTTATTTATAGATTGGATAATGAAACTAACGGCGGAAATATCGGAACCAGATATTTGGAGTTGCAAAAAATCCAAGCAAAATCGGACTGTAAATTTTTCGGGACCGGAACAGTTGCAACGCAATCTAAATTCTTTTTTATCGATCATTTACTCGAAGCGATGGAATATCCAAATCGTTTTACAATTGCGGATATTATAAGAATAGTTCCCGGTCGAATTTATGCGGATAGTTTAACCCAAAATTGGTGGAATTTAATCGAGGAAACCTTTAATGAAACTGAATTTCCAATTAAGGAATTTAAAGAAATTAGATATTCACAATTATTTAATGAATTAATTTAATAAATAAATATATGAAAAACGATCTCAAACAATTAGTCCAAGGCGGCGAACAAATGCTTTTAAACGCCGTTTTTGTCTCACTATCCAGCCTTCTGGCAATCATTGCATTAATAGCAATTTTAATAACTAAATAACTCAAATAATCAATAACCAATAAAAGAAAGAAAAAATGAATACATTATTTATAAAAACTTACACAGAAAATGATTTCTTTCGTGGCAAAGTATGGGTGTGCCAACCAACTGAAACACCTTGGTCTAATAAGTTACAGAGACCAAGTTACGAAGGCGGAGGGAGTGGAGACACAGAAAGCGAAGCGATAGCAAACTGTTTTGACAAATATAAAGAAACCTATAAAACATTTCATAAAGTCTCAAGAAAAGGGAGATTGCCTTAAAAATACAAGCGGTTTAAACACCGCTTTTTTTTTATGAAAAAAAGTCTTGCAATCAGTAAAGCAATCAAATATTAAATCAAATATCTTAAAAAATAAATATATGAATAAAGAAATACAAATGATAAAAGATACCAGACAATATAAAGATTGCATTGGTAAAATAAAAACCTTATCCGATCGAGAGCTAGATATATTTCTGGACGGATATAATCTCGCTATCCGGGAGCAAAACAAATATTTAACCAAAATAAATAATATATGAAACAATCACAAAAACAAAAGTTCCTAAAGGAGCTAACCGAGTTCATTGAGAACTACGAGACTAAACCTAACTATATTGACGCAGTAAGACGTGTTCAAGGGCTTGAAGAATGGTCTCAAGACCTACAAGGTCTTAGAGATTGGTATCGAGACTTAGACCGCCAAAATCTAACTGAAGACGTTATAGACGCAATGGCAAGCCATTACGAGAATCAAACCATCTCGGAAGGTCGAGTCTATGTAAGCAATAACCCTAACTGGAAAGAATAATGAAAGTAAAAGACTTAATAAACTTATTACACGGAGTACCACTCAATAGTGAAGTGAGACTCTTTACCTCATATATGAACAGAAACGATGACTCAACTAACTATTGGGTCGTAGATGTAGAAGTCGAGGAAATCAATACAAACAATGAATTAATAAAAGAAGTTATAATCTACGGAGACGAATAAATATGAGTGAAAAATATGTAACAACAGTCGAAGTGCTGCAAAATAATCACTACAGTATATTTGCTGAATGCGAGATTACTTATAGTGTACTAGAAAATGCCGAAACTCACCCATATGGAGACGGATTTGCTACCCAACATTATAGTGAAATAGAAGTCGAAGATGTCGATATACTATGTTGGTATCGTGAATTTGATTGCGATCCAGAGATGGAACAATGGATACCGGAGCATATGAAATTCTATAGCGGCTCAGATGGATTGAATTACGAAACCAAACAGAAGATTATTAGAACCGCCGAAAGCTCAATAGATAGCAGTATATTACTATGAATAAAACAAAAGAAAACCTAGCTCTCTTAGAAGGATTGCTAATTGGCTTGACTTCTGGGTTCGCAATCTTCTTAGTAATGCTATTGATAAGTCTAATCTAGTAGACACACCTATCCTTAAAAACCACAAGCCACATATGCAACTCATTCGAAACGCACTTGATCCACATCACATACAACGCACGCATCTCAACGAGATGAATTGTGCTTTCCGTTGCGACTTTCGCTACGCTAATTGGGGTAGAATCAATGCCTCAATGTATCGAAGTTACCTAATTATACTCAATCTTATAATCTATGTCAAGCTCAAAATGTCTTGATGTACTCTAACCAATTAATAATCAAATGAATAAAAATACCACACACGCCGAAATTGAACCCAGTTTAACTGAGTTCGTTGTAACCGAGAGCTACTATATCAAAGCTAGAACTCGTGATGAAGCCTACCAAATGGTAGCAGATAATGATTTCAAATACGATGGAATCAGAAAACATAATGTAAACATAGAAGTAAATTTTTAATATGAAAGAAGATAATACAATAACATTCTACATTTATCCCGATGGAATCGCCGATTCTATGGGATCAGATGAACTCGTCCTAGTCCGTAATAAGCTAGGTTCTGTGGACTCTAAGTTCGTATCGGACTTAGTACAAGGTGACTACTACACAAAACGCATACCAGCACCATTGCCACCAAGGAACGCAGATGATATACTACGATTCATTACTGATAATGAACTAACCTTAACTTATGTTAAAGATAGTTTAGATAAGACTGTGATGCTTGAAGTCGGCAGAGGATCAAATATTCTTTGCTCTACTGAATACTCCGAGGATTGTATTCGTACTGCCGTTGAACCCTTAATGGATATGGAGGAACTATAATGGAACAAGACCCATCAAGTTATTCAAAAGAAGATCAATCCAAATTTGTGGACAAGTGGGAGAACAATATTGAAAAGATCGAACGCAATCGAAAGATAATGCGTGAAGGTCGTGAAGCAGTAGAGATTTATAAGAATCTTGGGCTGATGGCAACCGAAGGATACAATATCCGAAAGGTGGACAGAATCCCCTAGACACCACTATCTACTTGACAAGTCCTCTCATTCGTGAGAGGGCTTTTATTATGGGAAAAGGGATGCAACCAAAGAAAGGATACAATCAAAAGAAATATGATGAGAATTATGATTCCATTGATTGGTCAAAAACAAGAACCAATAAAGAAAAGAAAAAATGAATACAGTTCATTTCAGTTCAAAGACAGATGACTGGTCAACGCCAATAGATTTCTTTCAAGATATTGAAAGGAGATTTGGGTCTTTTGATTTAGACCCTTGTTCAGACCACGAAAATGCCAAGGCAGATGTGTACTACACAAAAGCCGAAGATGGATTATCAAAGGAATGGAAAGGCAAAGTGTGGATGAATCCTCCTTATGGTCGTGAGATTATCAAGTGGATGAAGAAAGCATACGAGAGTTCTTTAGATGGTGCTATGGTAGTGTGCTTAGTTCCATCAAGAACAGACACAAAATGGTGGCACGAGTACGCAATGAAGGGAACCATTGAGTTCATTCGAGGTCGCTTGAAGTTCGGCGGAAGTAAAAACTCAGCACCTTTTCCAAGTGCTTTAATAATTTTTAATAAAAAATAATATGTCACATTTCTACACCTCAAGCAAGAACCCACAGTTCTTAGAAGATGTCAAAACGCCACACCAAGCCCTCAAGAACGGCAGAGCGTACCCATCTGTCACTACTGTCCTCGGAATAGTTAAAGACGATTTCCTTGACAGTATTTATACTCCAAGAAAGCTAGTTGATCTAGCCAGAGAAAACCCTAGTACGCATTACTCAATCCTAAAGGATTGGGTGTACGGATTCCGGGAGCATCCATTTACTGGAGAGATGATCTCAAGCTCAGAGTTTGGTACATCAGTTCATAAACGAATCGAGGATTGGTTAATGGACGGCGAGGGTGAAGCTAGTGCTTACGATGATTGGGCAAAGCCATTCGTTGATTGGGTTAATGAAGAAGGTGTGCAAGTCGTTGACTGCGAGTACATTATATCAGATAGTAGATTCAAGATAGCTGGTAGCATTGACTTCATTGGACTAGATAAGAATGAGAAAGTCTTTCTTGCTGATTACAAATGCCGAAGTTGTAAGGACGGCAAGGGTAAGTTCTATCCCAAGGATTGCAAGCAGTTAGCCATCGAGAGTGTTATGCTCGCTAGAAAGCTGAAGCTCGATTACTTTCCAAAGGTACGATCAGTCTGCATCGATACCAACACCGCCGAACACTACCACTACGAATGGTCGGACGATGAATTTAATCATTACTTTGAATGTGCCAAACTTTCAGCCAAAACATATTGGATCGAGAGAATGTCACCTAAACCTAAAAAAACCAAAAATAGAAAGAAATAATGTGGATACTACCAAAAAAAATACAATCACTCACCTCAGTCTCTGTACTGGATACGAAGGAATCGGAAAAGGACTTAGAAGAGTTCTGCCAAATGTCCGAGAAATCGCTTATGTGGAGATCGAAGCCTTCGCAATTGCGAACTTGGTTTCGAAGATGGAAACGCAACAGTTGGATCCAGCTCCTATCTATACGAACCTTAAAACCTTCCCATACAAAGACTTTCTTGGAAAAGTATCTATCCTATCGGGAGGATTCCCTTGCCAACCATTTAGTCTTTCCGGGGTTAGAAAAGCTACCGAGGACCCAAGACACCTCTTCCCTTACATCGCAGAAGGAATTAGAGAGTGCCAACCTAGAATTGTTTTCCTCGAAAATGTTGAAGGAATCATCTCAGCAAAAACCAAAGATGGAGAATCAGTTCTCAAATATGTCCTCCGAACATTGGAAGGATTGGGTTACAGAGCAACGGCGGGAATATTCTCAGCGAGCGAAGTTGGCTTTCCACATCAAAGAAAAAGGGTCTTTATCTTGGGGTACTCCGAAGGAACAAGATTGTCGAGCGAAGATGGAGGATCGAGGAAAACACAATTTAGGGGAACAAGTACAAGGGATGTACAACAAGGAGACATTTCCGACACCTCAAGCGGCGGATGGGATAAAACCAGCGGGACCAAACGGACAGAAGATGTTAAGCAATCAATTGAACAATTGGAGAACAATTTGCCAAAGGGATTACAAGGATTCACCGAACGACAAGACCGGGAATGCGATGACCCTTGGCAGACAAGTAAATGGATGGCAACCGAAATCCCAGCTAGACCAAACGAAATCCAATACGAATGGGAAGCCCCAAGAGTCATTACAAAAGGGGTATCTGAATGCGGATTGGGTGGAACAACTAATGGGTTTACCAATAGGGTGGACAGACTTCGACTTCTCGGAAATGGAGTAGTACCACAGACTGCTGCTAAAGCATTTGAAACACTTATCAAAAGGGTACTATGAGAAAGTTTGAAATATTATACCGCCACTTCGATATGCCATCGGACTATCGAGGATACCAAGTGCGATGGGCAAATGATAAAGCCCAAGCAGTTAAATACATCTGTCCTACTAAACCAAGTAAAGATGGATACGGCACAACTAAGAAAGGTGCTAGAGTACAAATCCTAGAAGTCAACGAATTACCCACGGAATAATGATAGCCACTATTACTACTAAAGTTTGCAAAACTTGCAACGAAGAATTACCTCTCGACCAGTTCTACGGAAATGGTACTACGCCGAACGGCACAAAGAAATATAAACCAAGCTGTAAGACTTGTGAGAACAAAGGACAGTCCTTAAGATACCAAGGTATCATTGAGGAATATTTCGGCGGATGGAAATGCAACCGATGCGGATTCGAGGGTAAGTCCCAGCAATTTGATTGCCATCATATTGATCCCACTACTAAGAGGGATACAATATCTAACTTAAGAACATCTTTTAATTTACTAAAAGAAGAACTAAAGAAGTGTGAGCTTCTGTGTGCTAACTGTCATAGATTAACAGACGATTACTAATGAAGTACCTACCTCAAAGTAAATTAGCACAGTGGCGTAAGAAGAATGCACCCACAAAGTGCCCACTTGTTGAGTACAAGACATCAAATTGGGTAGTAGATCACGACCACACCAGTGGCTTTGTACGTGGCGTTGTATCCTCAGAAGGTAATGCCCTACTAGGACGTATAGAAAACGCCTTTAAGAGGCTTTCTCGTGGTGCTAAGAAGGCATCTCTGCCCACTATCCTACGCAATATGGCTTCGTATCTTGAACAAGAGGACACTCACTTGATTCACCCAGAAGGATTCCGCCAACTGTACAAAAGATTTTTTTCACTAAACAAGGATTTACAACTTGACATCCTCTTAAAATTCGGCACAAACAGAGACGACATCTCGAAATGTTCCAACGCAAAAGAGAGAACAGATTTATACAAAAAAATACTGAAAGGAAATTATGAGTAAAAACATAGCACAAAAACTACAAGGGATTCAAACGAATCTCAAAGCCCCTAAGGGGCAAACGAATAAATTCGGCGGATACAAATACAGATCAGCTGAAGACATTCTCGAAGCAGTCAAACCTCTACTATCAAAGTTCGAGGCTACCTTAATGTTAATCGATGAAGTTGTTGAGGTAGGTGGACGAGTATATGTAAAGGCTACTGCTAAA